CGTGTCGAGGAGCGAAGTATTCTGGAACACCGAGAGCGGGATACCCGATGCAATGTCGGTAAAGTGCCCACTGCCAGTCGGCGAATAGAAGACCAGCTTGTCGGTGCCAGCAAACGTCCGGTCGGACAGCTCATTGAACGCGAGCGAGATGGTAAAGCCGCTTTTGGAAAGACCAGCGCCAGCTGTAGTCACCGCGTCAGTAATACCGTAGCCGCTCACGGTAGTGGGCTTACTAGTAATGTCGGCAAACGCGTGCGTGTGACTCCCCGCCAACGGGGTGTTGTACCACACATTCCCCGTGTCATCCCACACCAGTATGTCGCCCCCTGCCTTGGCGGCGATGGTCAAATTTGAAAGGCTGTCGAGTGTGTGGTTGTGTGAAGCAGAAGCGAACGAAGCATTGTCGAAGCTAGTGGAGACAAGCTCGCTCCCGTTGTACCAGATGAACTTGCTGGCAGTGAAGGAAGTCTGCCCCGTGCCTCCCTGAGATACAGAGAAGTACCCGCTCGTAATTTCACTTGCCGTGTGCTCGTGAGATGGTAGGTCACCCGCGGCAATCGTAGTGTTCTGCCAACCCGTACCCGTTAAATAGCGGAGGTAGTGACCAGTGCTAGGGCTCGAGAGGGATACATCAGACAACCCCCCAAGAGTGCCTGTGGGTTGAGCTGTCGCCTCCCATACGGAGCCCGTGTCATTCCACACCAGGATATCGCCCGGTTGCTTACCCGTAGTGTCAACACCCTCAAGGTTGTCGATTGTAGTGCTGTGCGGGTTGTCGGTGTCATTAATATGGGTAGTAAGGACCGAGCTCGAGGCAATACCGGCCTCGGACAGGGAGGCGTTAACCCACACACTCCCGTTGTAGCGCAGCAGGTCACCTAGGGTTTCGGTCGCGATGCTAACACCGTCAAGACTACTAAGACCGGGGAGTATAGACCCGGCCAAAATGGTGCCCGACATTTGTAGGGACGAGCCGTCCCAGTGCATATAGTCGTTGCTTGGGTCGCCTACACGAAACTCGTAAGTAGAGGGCCCGTCAAGACCAAGAAAAACCCCAACGCCAGTCATTGGCGCTGTGGCTGACCCAATTAGAATTCGTTCACTTGAAGCATTTATTGAAAACGATCCGGACGACAAAGAACTTGAAGATAGAGTCCACCCGCCGACAGTACCTGTGTCGGCTGTGATCGTTTTCGTCGAGATGTTTAGGGACGCGATATTCGCGCCCGTGATCGTGTTTGACGCAATTTCGGTCGCTGTGATTGTGCCCGCGTCGATCTCGTTTGCGGTAATCGTGCCAGCGGCAATCTCGTTCGCGGTGATCGTGCCCGCGGCGATCTGGGTAGCGGTGATCGTGCCGGCGGCAATCTCGTTCGCGGTGATCGTGCCCGCAGCGATCTGGGTAGCGGTGATCGTGTTTGACGCGATCTCGTTTGCTGTGATTGTGCCCGCGGCGATCTCGTTCGCGGTGATCGTGCCTGTAGCAATTTGAGTGGCGGTCACAACACCCGCGGCGATAGTCCCCGCGGTAACGGCCAACGCCGCGATTTTACCCGCGACTACAGCGTTTGCGGCAATCTGACCCGCAGCGATGGTCCCTGGCAGAGAAGTAAGCGAAACCTGTCCGCCTCCCGCTCCGGTGAGAGTACCGTCCGCGTTAACCGTAACGTTAGAGTTAATTAGTCCGGCGTCGGCAAACGCAGAGGTAAGAGTACCAGAAATTTGATTGCTTAGATTGATGATGGGGCTATTTACTGTGCCGTTACCCCCACCGTATACAAGGTACGAAGCGTTCTGCGTACCACCCGATGGCGTACAAATAGCCACCAAAATTTTGTTACCCCCGACGGCGCTGGTGGCGGTACTCGTTGTCTGTAGGGCGGTGGTACTGACGTCCGTGTCTAGATACACGTACGTTGTGTCTACCATGTTCCCTGTGTTCGCGCTCGTAATCGAGTACGAAGTACTGTCAGACAACGTAATAGCCCCGGACGACCACTGAACCGTATCCGCGTCTACAGCGGAAAACGTCATGCTGTTAATCCAACCCAAAATGCTTGGGCTTGAACCAACCGCAGGGGTCGTTATGAGACCATTTTTAAGGGTAAGAGAGGTTCCGTTCCAGTGCATGTACGAACCCGCGGGGTCACCCACCCGGAACTCGTAATCCGACCCGTCTTTACCAAGAAATACACCAATACCCGTTAGCGGCGCCGATGCCGCCCCGAGCAGGATGCGTTCAGTTGTCGCGTTAATTGACACAGACCCAGACGACAACGAACTCGACGACAAAGTCCACCCGCCGACAGTACCTGTGTCGGCTGTGATCGTTTTCGTCGAGATGTTTAGGGACGCAATGTTTGCGCCTGTGATCGTGTTTGACGCGATCTCGTTTGCTGTGATTGTCGCCGCATCAATTTCAGTTGCGGTAATCGTGTTTGACGCAATCTCGTTCGCTGTGATTGTGTCCGCAGCGATTAGGTCCGCGGTAAGCAGTTCAAGTTTTTGCGAGTCAGCTCCGCCAAACACTTGAAACACAGCACTCTTACCAGCTGCAACGTCGTTTGCTACCGCAACCAAAATCCTGTTAGTACCGACTGCCGAAGACGCTGATGTCGTAATTTGTAGCGCGGTAGTGCTAACACTTATGTCCAAATAAATGAACACTGGCGCGGTCATATTACCTGTGTTACCTGACCCGATAGAGTACGCCGTACCATCGGACAAGGTAATGGTGCCAGAACTCCAGGCGACCGTATCGTGGTCCGTAGATGAGAACGTTAGATCATGAACCCAACCACGAATAGACACAGGAAAACCAGTACCGCTCGCCAGTTTAGCGATAAGTACTTGCGTAGAATTTGCTGAAATATCTTCAAAAGCCCGAGCCACCGCGGCCCGGAACTGAGCTTCATTTTTTGCGTCGTAAGAGACTGGAGCATTGGGTACCCGCGGTGCCTGCATTTACCGGTAACCTCCAAGTTCTACGTCAGCTCTCAGTGTACCTAGACGCCACCCGGGCTGGTCCTGCACTACCTTCAAGCGAACCTGCCTAGCGGTAATACGAATATCTGTAGGGTTTGCTGGCGTGTACGGCCCGTATGTCGTTTCGGTATCGGTCGGGTAAAACGAACCAATGATGTAAAGGTCTACGTCGCCAAGCGTTTTTTCGTCGGGAATGACGGACTGCATGACCAGCACCCTATCGCCGCTCCCGATTTCAACAGGCCCGGAAACCGCGGTAGGGGTAGCACCGCCGTAGTTGCTGCCGATTTCATGGCGCCAAAGTTTACCCGATGGGTCGAACGCTACGGGGTACGGGATCGCGCCACGGTCTTCCCCGGCCGTGCGAGCGATTGTGTTATTATACCAAAAACCTTCTGCGTGGTTGTAGGTCACGCTTTTATTACATTCTTCGCTGTTATAGCTTGGGTAATGCCAAGTTATTTCGTTAAACTCTGAACGCACTTCGCACCAAATTTTAGCGTGCTGGTTCGGGTTAAGATCCGAAAAAAGATTATCTCCAAGCGGGGATTCAATAGACTCGGTGTACCCGTTGTACACGTGGAACCCGCGCCTGCTCATCCAGTACACAAGAGAACCTACGACAGCGTAAGCGCGGCGAGAAATAATCCCCGCGGCGCCCACTTGGTGGGCCTGGTAAATAAACGGCCCGCCGGTAAAACGCACGCTGTAGACATCAGTTTCGGTCCAAACCATTGTTTCCTGTTGAGACCTGGCGCCGCACATAATCGCGCCCTTACTTGCTACTGTCAGGTCCCCCGCTTGGTTTGTGCTTGACGGTGTCCAGTTCGTAACATCGTCTTGGTCGGCCCAGCTAATTTTTCTTGGGTTTCCACCGGCGCCGAGGGCAAAAATAAAATTCTCAGGGGTGACCACGACGCCTGTGTTTGAGGTAGGCGCGTTAGCCAACAAAGTAGCGGTAGCTGGATCGCCGGAGTTTCCGTCCATGTCGCTGTAGTACAATCCGCCGTCGGACAACGCTACAAAGACTAGATCTTCTCCGTAGTTATCCATTTGGAAACTCTGACCTTCTTGCAGGGCGTCTGCCATTTCATCGCCAACGCCGTACAACCCAACGCCGTAATACCCTTGCCCGTAGTTTCCGCTAGTAATAGCTGATGAAGCTTTGCCAGATGTAAGTCCGCCCGGCGTGATATTATATACAACCCCGCCGCGGTAGATACGTACAAGCGACGAGGGCGTTACGCCGTCGTCGGAGCTCCCGTACGCTAGCACCGGGAGGTCGTCATTGTCTCGCCACGAGTGCGTGCCGCTTACGCGTTCGGCTGCGTCGATTTGCGAACCACCACTTTCAACTGGGTCGAAACCACCAACGGCTTGCATGATCCCGTTGTACCAGCGAACCCACAAAGTGTCGTACCAACGGCCTTTCGCGTCGTAAACGGTACCTGGCTTTACTACACCCGGCGGGGGAGTGATTTTTGCAAAAGGCATTTTTAATTTTGCACGATAACGATAGAGTAATGACAATCGACAGCGGTAATAGCGCCGTTTCCTCGAGCGTCAAACCAAATGTCGCTTAGTGCGGGAAACACAAGAGGGCTAGTAAACAGAACGTCGTTTTCTCCTTGTACGGACGCCCACTGGTGTACAATACAAGCGGCCCCGTATGGCGCGGTAGTAGTGTAAGCGTTTTTGCGGGTCCACATCCGAACATCAGCGTCTTTATTTGCGCCTGCAGCCACGTCGATACCAACACCCAGTAAATACCCAGTATAGCCCGCTGGGATTGTGTACATAGACAACTGCGTTGTGCTGATCTCCGCTGCTATAAAAGCTAGTACCGCGTTTGTTGAAGTATTTTCAATTAAAATGTTGCCGGTGTTAGCGCCCCCGTACGTGCCGGTTTCACTTACCCAGGCGCGGATAACGCGGCGCCCCGTGCCGGTAGTAGCCGCGGACGCGGAAGCGCCGGCCAGAACGAGCTCTTCCTCTTGCTCGTTCCCGTTTCCGTCTAGGTATACTATTTTGATTTTTCTAGCGCCGGCTCCGTTAGCGGTATCCGCAGCGTTTCCCCCAGCCGCAACGCGAAAACTTTCGGTAGTAGTAGGCCAGTTATAAGTTGGGTCTGTTGCTCCGTACGCCCAAATATCAGCGTACGAACCGTTCGGCACCGCGCTGTTATACCCGAACTTGTTTACTGCTTGCCGGTCAGTATAAACGCCTTTTGAAATATCAAAAAAATGGTCGTTAATGTTGCGAATTTTAAGCGGTTCGGCGTCTTCAGCAAAACGAATAAATGACATTTAACCTATCTCCATGTGGAACCCGACGCCGCAAATAACTACACACGCGCGCAGGCGCCGGCCGACGCCGCGGTTCCACCTACGTTGCGTCCCCCAGACCGTGCCTACTTGAAAACAAAATTCAAAAAAGTGAATAAATTTGCGTGGCGTTATAATGTTAAAATCCACATTAAAAAACAAAAAAGAAAACTCTTTGTTTGTCGCCCGGCGTTCGTAACTGTTAGCCATTAATCTTCCGCTACGTGTCGGCCTTTCGGGTCGTACTCGACGTGAATGTGAGCTACTCGGTTCTGGTAACGCACATCGCGGGCGGCGGGGCCTTCGACAATAACATCAAAATCTTCTCCGAGCCGCTTTTGAAGTTCTTCCGCGTACGCGTGCTGCCGTTGAGCTGAATCTAGCGCCCAAACACGAAGATCCATTGCCTGCCCGATTTCGTGTAAAGAACTACCACCTGGGCTTTTCTTCCGGCGTCCCGAAGTAATCACCAAGTCCTGTTTAGTCATCTCTACGTGAAGCGCGCGCGCGACTTCCCGGGCCATCCACATCGACGGGTGCATATCGCGCCACGCTGCGTCCGAAAAAGAAGTCACTGTACCCGCTCCTCTGATTTCAATGAAGCCAGAACTGTAGGAACGGTCTTTTCGAAAGACCGGCCTATTACATAACCGCCCAGACCCAGATTGAGTAACGGCCACATGTCTTCCGGGACTGGTCCAGTAAAACCCAGTTGCGCCGCTACGATAAGTACAAGAAAAGTAAGCATTGTAATCGGGCGCCACGCGGACGTTAGCCAGTGCGTGCTAGAGGCTTCCGCCGTAATAATTTGTGCTTGCATTTCAGCCATCTTAGATTGCGCCGAAATGACTTCAGAAATGACACCAGCTTGAATAGTAAGCAGTGACGATTTAAGCGTTAGCTTTTCTTCGGTGGATGTATGGAGCTCGTCAACAACGTTCAACGCCCCACCAAGAAGATCGCCGATTTTAGCAAGGAGATTCATTCGTTATGGCTTTTATCAATTTTAGCTTCAATACGCGCTAAAGAAGTTTGGATCGCCGTCATCGCTGCGTCGTATTCTCTTTGGGTAATATGGTCCCTATTTGCGGAATACAGACCCTGTTCAATGACAGTAACGCGGTTATCTATAACATCAAATTTCTTACTGATTGTTACGATTTCTTTAGTACCCCACCCAAACAAACCGGTTATAAGGAACGCGCACAAACCCAAGATCCATTGAACGGCTTTATTTACCTCAATCACAATTACTTCTTTGCCGGGCGTAGTCATCACAAGATATTTGTTTCTGTGCCGATATTTCCGCCGCCAGAAATCGCGCCGGTGCCCCCGGGATTGCCGCCCGGCTGGGTCCCGCCAGGGACAGTAACGCAGCCGTCAGGGTGGAGCGCGATTACCCAGCTAGTGGTTTGGGCGTTTTTAATGTGCCGGACCCACCAGAAACAGCGCGTTTCGGTACCAGTCTCGTACGATGTTACGCCAGAGCCTTCGGTCCAATAAACCGACGATGGCTGCGTAGAAACATCTACTGACAACCCGATTTGTGTTTGCGCTGTAATGTCTTTATTAGTCCACTGCACGCCCACTTTCGTGCTCGAGTAAAAATACGCGGACGCGTTCGTCGGTGGACCAGACGGCGGGGACGAGTCTGGGTCTTCTGCTGCGCCCGACGCCGCCGCTAAACCAACAAAACCGGGAAACACAATTACGAAGCGTTAGCAATAGCGAGCGCCCCGTACCACGTGGTGCCGCTGTCGTAAGTATAGAACGTGAGAATATCAGTCCCGGAAGCCGCGAGCGAAGGCTCCGTCCCGCCGGCCCACAAAACCGCTCCGGGCCATGTGACCGTATACACGCCGCCGCCGTTGGTAAGCGCGACCGTCACAAAGCAAGCACCGGTCGGTACGTTAGAAAAAGACAGCGTAACGTTACCGGTTACGGAAGCTGAAAAACTGTTTGCGATGTCCAGATCGAACGCGTGCGCTGCGCTGATATTACCGGCGCTCGAGTGCGTCCAGACCTGGGTAAGCGTTACAATCTCGCCCGTCATAGTCCCGCCGGCTTTTGGCAGGGCCGCGTTAGCGGTAGTTTGAACAGACGCCAGATCGCCGTCTACGTCTTCAAAAGCCTCGTTAATAGTAGTGCCCCACGTTCCGCTGCTTCCGCCGACGTTGGGGGTGACCCACCCGAACGTGCTAGTCGCCATCTTTTATCCTCCGATAGGCGTGTACTGCCGGCCGCCGATAGTGCCACCAAATTGAGCATCGACTGCGGCCAGGTGGTGAGTTTCAACCAGTCCCTCTAGTTTCATAGCGCACCGGTCTGCTTGTTCCGGATCCCGGAGGTACTCCCACGCTTCAACAAGCGCGCCGTACAGGTAAATATCCGGGCGGGTACTAAGGAGCCAGTTATCGGTATTTGAATTAGATAGACTCGACAGCGTCTGCCAGTACGTCATTTTGGTAGAATAAGTCGCGTCTGGTTCTGGAGCAAAGCGAACAATACCGTTGGTGATAGCGGCAAACTCTGGTACACCCCGGTCGCCGTAAGCGGCCTTAAGTTTACCGATTTGATCCGCGCCAACGATAGTAATAGGCCCGAAATACGTAGGACCGTCATGGTACCACGATTCTAGCGAGTATAGATCAGAAGGAAGTAGCAGGCCGTCCGACGAAACGTTTACAGCCCCGCGGTTTGTTAGGCGGCGAAGACGAAAGTCGTCCTTAGCTCTCGCTTCAAACTGCTGAATAAAATTAGGAATAACGTTCGTCAAATCAGAGCGGTTAAGAGTATCCGCTATGTGGCTCTTAAGAGAGCTGTAATCAGTTACTAGAGCCATTACCGGTTCCTTGCTGTGCTTCGGCCGGTTCGGTTTCTGTATCCCGAACCGATTCTGTAGTTAGTGGGTGATAAAACTTGTATTCAAACCCACCGATATGCGAAACATGTTTCGTTAAATCGTGGTCTACAAAAACTCGTTCGTTTAGATGTTCTTTTACCATTTTAAGGCAAAAATAAACATCTTCTCCGATTTCGTGACCGAAACGAGTTTTCTCGAACCAGAACCACGGAGTATAATTGGGGTCAGGAAGGTCTCGAAGTGCGGCTGCCTCCATCATGAACACACCAAACCCGAGGGCGTCTACTTCTTCAAGACCAGTTGAATCGTCGTTTGTTTTTAGGCGTTCGCCGTCCCAGGGGTCATCGCCAAGCGGGATATGTTTAATCCCTACGAACTCAGGCGGCATACGACCAGTGGAGTAGTTACACCCAACAAACGAAACCTGGCGCTGTAGGAGCCGAATAGCGGCGTCCTGCGGGAAACGCATGTCAGAGTCTAGCCACAAAATATGCGTAGCGGGGCCGGAAAGCGCGTCCTGTAGCAGCTCAGTACGGGACTTGTGGATGTAGGTCCCGATGTTCATATGGAGCCCGATACTGCAATTTTCTGGCATAACGGCTGTAGTAAAAGCCATCATCTGCGCCATATCGTAAGCAAACAACGCATCGACTTTAAAGTGTGTCGGGACGCAGATTGCGATATGAATGGGCGAGCCTGGGTCTCTCATCGGGAAAGTTTCCCGGGGCGAGTCCGGAACATCCAGTTATCCCGGTCGTCAAGCCACTTTCTCAAACGCTTTTCGTCGTTCGCAATTCCCTGCGGCACGAGATAATCGTACCAAACTGATACGGGAATTTCAGCGTACTGCGCCCATTCACCGTGACGGGCGTGTTCGTCGATTAACGCCATTCGAGCTTTATTTCGCTCGACAATGTCGGTCACATCCTGCTTTGACTCGATAATATACTCATCACCGCTAGAGGTGATGTGCATATTTGTGACCTTCTTTGTAATCGGGTTAGCTGTAATTCTCATGTGGTGCCTACCCCAGTGCGAAGTTAAAATGTGGTGGGGTAGAAAAGACGACGGGGCCTACCGCACACAGGCCCCACACAAGCCCATAGGACCCCGCCGCCTTTCCACCCCTAGGTTAAAAAGACCGCGGGGCCTAGTAACAAGCGACGTTACTAGGCCCCTGACGATCAGCTGGTGGTGAGGTCGAAAGCACCGCCCAGCGCCGCTTCCTGCTTCACGACGAGGGTGACTTCCTGCACCATCATACGCTTCTCAGCGTCACCGGTCTTCGCCAGCTTGATCTGACGCAGGTCCCGGAGGTACCGCAGCTCAACGTACTCCCAGTCGATGAACCACGCATCCCGCTCACGCTGGAAACGGTTCGGGACAACCCGGAGCACACCGAAATCGTGAACGTAGACATCAATCGACGCGATAGCCGCCATGGGCTTGGCCGCGACGTTCGACATGTCGTAGTTCCGGGTAGCAATACCGGAGAAATCCGTCGAAACCCGCTGCTTGTTAACCGGGCCAACCATCAGCGTGCTGAAGTTAGCGCCGTTCGTCCAGCCGGACTGAATGACCGACTTGGCGATGGTCTCGGTGAAAGCACGCAGCGTGCCGCCGTCAGTACGCGCAGCGCCAGGCACGCCCGACGTATACGTCGGGTCAGCACCGTCAACGGCGTAGAAGTCCGTGTTGGTCTTCAGCCACGCGTTAAGGCCAGCGAGCGTACGCGCCGCGCCGGCGGAACCGGCGGCGCCGCCCTGGGCCCGGAGACACACGGTCTCGAGATCGCGCTTGAGCTCCGCGCCGCGCTTGGCGAGCTGGTACGCAAGCTCACTGCGGCGTCCGGCCTTGTCTACCTCTTCGAGGGTATCAGACAGGACCAGCGTCTTCCGCATGATCTGGGTGTAGTTACCCACGCGGGTCGTCGCAGCGGGCGTGCTGAACGAAGCGTCGTCGCCTTCGAGCTGGGCATTAGACCCGTCCGCCGAGGCGAGCGTATCAGTCTGCCACTCCTCGAGCGTCTGCTTGGCGTTCGGGCCACGGCCAGCGCCGGAAATGAACGGAGTGTCCTCCGGCGAAATATTGTAAATACGGTCGTGCAGGCTTTCCCGCAGACCCTTCATGTCGTACCGAGTAGCGGTACCAGAAACAAGTGCCATTTGTTTTTGTCCTTAGATGTTTGGCTCTCAGAAGTCTTCTTCCGCGAGCGCGAGTTCGATTGCGCGAGCCGCGTCTGTTACGCTGCCCGTTTGTGCCGCTTTTGCTTCGGCCATGCGCCGCTGCTTTTTCGCGCTTTGCTTACGAGAAGCCTGGCGGTTTGCCGCACCGGGAACAAGCTTTTTAGAGCTTTTCTTCCGTTGCTCGACCTTTTGCTTGCCCGTATCTCGAGCGCGCTTAAGATCGTGGTTCTCTTTTAGCATTAGGAGAAGTCTAGAATCCGCGAGGTTATCGAGCTCTACGTCCGTAAAACCAAGATCGTTTTTTGCAAACTCTCTTAGTTCTAGCAAATCCGTTTGTGCTCTCTTTGTGTCCTGCCACTCCGGGACAGCTACAACCACCTTATTCCACTCTGCGCTAACGTAGTTTTTAGTGGCTTCAAGCTGCTCTTCAGTCATTTCCGCTTGGACATAACCCTTCGCGGTTCCGACTTCATTGAGCGTCATCTCGAACTCGTTGTACTCCGCCATTTGAGCGGCGTACTCCCCCGGATTACTCTTTCTAAGAGTGGCGTCCGGCTTCTTGGGCCCGAGCTCCCGGAGCGTTGCTTCTAGCTTTTCCAATCCAGCAGCATACGCATCGCGTTTGCTACGAGTTTCTTCCAGCATCTGCGAGTGTTCCGCAGCATCGCGCTGGCGTTTTCTCGTATAGTCTTCCGTACGGCTGTACCCCGCTCGCAGCTCGTCAAGGCTTACCTGCGCCTTCTCGCCACCCGGTAGAGTGACTTCGTACAGGGCCTCTTCGTTACTGTCCGCTTCGTCTCCGTCTTCAGACTCGTCCTCGTCGCTATCGTCTTCGGGCTCATCATCTTCGCCCTCGTCGTCAAGCTCCTCGGACTCCCCGTCGTCTTCAGACTCCTCGTCATCGTCGTCGGGTGCGGCCTCTTCGCCGTCGCTTATTGGTTCCTCGGAGAATTCATCTTCCGAGCCAAGCATCTCGAACAGGCCATCTGCCGCTTCTTTGGGTGAGACTCCATCATCGGGCAAAAGCCCTGCGGGTATATCTCCCCTGGACGCGGGTACTTCAATCGACTGTGTGGTTTTCGCCATGTGTGACTCCAGTGTAAAAGGGAGGGCCCCTTCGGACTATGCTTACTCCAACAAACCTGTGTTTGATTCGTTGATTCTGCGTATAGCTTCCCGAGCGACAGCTCCCTCGCTATCAATGTCCCGGAACGCTTCCATAAGACGTTCCAGCGCCCGCAGCTCCGCGTGCAGGTCTTCTCGCTCTTTCGGTGTAGCGGCTACCGCCCACCCATCGAAAAGGCGCGCTCTTACTAGCGTTAAACTCGTCTGAAAAGATTCAGTTTTGAGAATACGCTCCATTTCTTCGCCAAGACGCGCGAGCTCCGTAAGCTCCCGTTGTGTGGTGTCTTGCATGATTAATTGTCACTTTTAATAGACGCGACTTTCTGCTTCAACTCGTTATCAACAATTTTTGCTTGGTATTGGAGCTCGATTTCGTACTCCCGGAGAGCAAACTCGCGCGCGGCCTTGTCTCTTTCGCGCTCGTCCTTCAAGCGAATTTCAAGTTCCTTAAGCTCCTGCTCGCGCTGCTTCATGGCGATATCGGCCTGGATTTTCAGCTCCTCTACATCAACCACGCGCTGGGCCGGGTCCTTTTCGGCGTTCTTAGCGGCTTCCGCTTGCTGCTGCTCAAACTGGGCCTGCTCCTGCGCGCCCCACGGCCTCCAGAAAGCGTCGGTGTCTTTGTAGCCCATTAGGTCAGCGATCTTACCGTAGGTCGCCCGTAGTTCCGCGAAAGAAACAATAGGCGAGCCGGCCATCAGGTGCTCCTTTTGCTCCGTAGCGAGAGTAAAAAGATTCTGTAGGCGCGACGTTACAGACCCCGTGCCGAGACCGACGTTGATCGTGACGTCCATGTCCGATTCCCAGTACGCTGGGTTGACGGACACGTACTTTCCGCGGAGCTTTACGTACCGCTCACGCTTCTGGTGCTTTACAAGGAGCCGGTAAATACCCCGGAAAAGTTTCTTAAAACCAGTCTCGGCGTAAACACGGGCGAGCATCCGAATCCGCTGCTGGGACTTTGAGAGCGTGCTCGCCACCGCCTCCGCGGTCGTGGACTGCATGATGTTTGGGTCCATGCCCTCCCGCGGCCCAGCGCGGCCAGTTCTGTCGGCCTTAATCTGGTCGTAATACTGGAGCACAGGGAGCGTGTCACCGCCAATAAACGTGTGTTTAATTTCCCGGACAGCGTTTACGTCGGAACGGACACGAATCAGACCAGAAATTTCCGGGGAAATGAGGTCCCGGATATTGACCTGTGCCTGCGACACGATCATCTGGTTTTCAATGCTCTGAGCGAGGCTGTTGAGCTGGCCGCGCTGGATTTGCGACTTAACTCGCTGGACCTCACGCAGGTAATCAAAATTGCACAGACCCGGGATCGTGTGGGGCTCCGGATCGGGAGTAAACACGGCAATCGGGACCTCGTCTACGAGCTCCCCGTCGCCGTTAAAAATAGTGTACTGCGGACCGACACACTGGAACATACGGAGCTCCGCAATTCCGTCGTCGTCGGTATCTACGAGCATATAAACTTCAGCAAACCGGATCGGCTGCTGGGACTCGTCGTACGTGGCCGCGTCCCGGTCCATGGCGCCGGCCGAGCTACCGTAAAACTGCCGCGCCCACTTCAAAGACTCGGTAGATGTAGAAGACACCGGGCCCATGTGCTCTTCAATAAAATCCTCGTTAATGCCGAGCGCGATAAGCTCTTCACGCGGCACGTCCCGGACGTGGGCGACCATTGGCGCGCGGTCAAAGCTCCTAGCTTCGGGTGTCCATACAATCTCTTCAGGCGGGACAGCCTCGACCCGCACGCACCCGTAGTCCCGGTACTGCACCTCGATATCATGCAAAATACCCTGGCCGAGACCCGTAGCGCCGCTCTCTGGGTCCTGCTGCTCAACTACGCCAACGTACTGGGCAACGATCTCGTACTCCACGCCGAGCTCTTCGAGGTACATCAGCTCGTTTTCGGAGAGGCCGGACATGCTCGAGCCGTGCACGCGCGCGCCCTCTTCCCACATCCACTTAACGTACCCGAGCCTGCGGACGCCGGCGTCCTTTAGCACCGCGTTAAGAATCAAGAACCCGGGGTTATCTTCGTAGAATACGTAGTTAGCGAAGTCCGTTGCTTGCTCCGCCTGCTCTACTACGTCAGGCCGGTCCGGCTTGTAAGCGACCACGGAGTCCGAACCCATGAAAATCTCGAGGAGCTCAGGGATCTGGTCGAGTGTCGCGTCCCGGAGGTCCGTGCTGATTACGTTTGACCGCCCGGAAACGCTTGGTAGGTCATCTGTAGTACGACCGAAATAGTAGTCGGTCGCTTTAGCCATGTCGGGCTCAATGTTTTCTTCAAAATGAGAAATCGCGTCCTCTACAGAACGAGTAACAAGGCTCTGTAGATCGGTCATGTCTTTTTCCGGAACGGTCGTCGCTTCGTTCGATCCTAGAAGCACTACATCTTCAATTTCGGCCATCAGACCATCATCCTGTGTCGGGAAATTGGTTGGTTCCATCCGTTCTGGCCCCAGCCGTCGTTACTGCCATGAATTAGTGTCGCCGGTTCGCCGGCGAAGGTTAAAACAAACGCGTCCGCCAGGTCGGGGCTTTTGTAGCCCCGCTTTTTTAGGTCGCGCTTAGATTCTGCGAGGTATTTACCCCCGGACGTAACGTCGTATTTCAGTGTCGTTAGTTCGGCCGCCAACCGGTCATGAACACAAGTCTGTCTGTCCCTGCAAGTGCCGTCGCAAACAGGGAGCTTGTGGTCCCGGCTCTCGAGCCACTGGCGGGCGGTAAACCAGAGCTCCGTTCGGAGATTCCGGTAGGTTTCACTAAACATAGAGGTCTCAGAGACGTTGACACCACGGACTGGTAGACCAAGCTCGTGCAAACGGTCTACAACAGCAGCGCCCATGCCGATTACGTCTACCAGAATCTCGGACGGCCGTTCGCTCGCGGGGGTGTCTTTCCACATACGGTGGATGCGGTTCGAGGTCCCCATAGTGTCGAGCTGGTCCCAGACCGTAATATCCGGGAGCACGGCTATGTTGTTGCGCTTTACTACGACCGTGCTGTCGTCGCCAAACCGCGCGACGTCTACCGCCCAGACCGTGTTAAGGTGTTTAGGTACAACGATATCGCGCGTCCTGGCGCTCTCTACCAGCTCAAACGGGATAAGCGCGTCGAGGTCGCTGCGCGGGAACTCCCCGAGACACCGGACCCGGAACGTGTTTGAATCGCGGCCGTACCTGCGGGCCATTTCCTCTACAAACTCGTCCGAAACACGGGTCGAGTCTTCGTGGGAAATCTTAATCGTAAACCACGCGTCTTTTTCGCGGTTATGGGTGTCGAAAAAGAAACCGGACGTACGGGTGGGGTTGGACAGCAAAATAGTCTGGCAGTTGTGGCCGGACATGGAGCCACCAGCGGACTCGAAGATCTTTTCGTGTACACCCGAGGCCTCGTCTACGAGCAGAACGACCCACCCTTCGTCCTCGTGGATACCCTGGAGCGCCTCCGGGTTTTCAGGGCGTGCCGTACGCGCCTCAAAGTACGCGCGCTTTGCTGCGGCCTTTAGCTCCACGCTCATAGACTTGACTTCGAGCAGGTTCTGGAGCTCCGGGGGGAGTTTTGTGACCCACTTGACGATCTCCGACATAAGAGCGCCCTCGAGCTGGCCTCTCGAGGGGGCGGTAGCTACAGCCCGGAGCGGGAATCTGAAAATCAAGCTGTAGACCAGGCAAATTGCGGCTGCCGCGGTCTTACCAGGGCCGTGGCACGCGGCTACAGATATCTTTCTGGTACCTTCCCCAAAATTATACAGAAAATCAATCTGCCACTTGTCCATGTTGACGCCAAGGATTTCGTGGGAGAACAAAAGCACGCCCAGGCCCCCGGTGTGGGAGCCGTACCGTTCAATAAACGGAATCAGCGGGTTTTCGCGTGCCATAGGCTAGAGCCGAGCTGCGTTGGCCGCCGCAGTGATTAAATACACAAGCCCGGCGGCCGTAACTGAGAGCGCGCCCGCTACCACGTACGCGCGCGTCTCTTGGTCGTACTTTGCACGGGCGGCGATAGTAGTGCGCTCTTCGTTTTGCACATTTTTCCACCAACCGTGAAAAATAAAAGTCGCCCCTACGCCTGTAACGGCGGTGGCGATATACAAAACAGAAAAAAGTGAAATTTCCATGCGTCAGCTATGTCCGTTGTGGCAATGTGAATTTTTAGCTGGGTCCCAAAAATTTTAAACGGGACTCCAGGCACAGTGCACCCGGCGTCTGCCACCCCCCGGGGGGTCCCTCGAGGCCGGGGGGCCTGCGGACTTCGCCCTGCCGCAGTGGCACTCTGCCACGGTGGCATAGTGGCACAGGGGCCGCCCGGGCCACCGTCGCCCGCAGTCTATGCGCCACGGTGCCGCATTGGCCCGGCGCGGCCCCGCAGCTTATGTGCCACCGTGGCACTGTGGCCCACGGCCCCGCAGCTTATGTGCCACCGTGGCACTGTGGCACCGTGGCACCCGAGGCGTCACGCGCACGACCAAGGTGCACGGTGGGCAAAGCGGCCGCCAAAAAGGCCCAAAACCGAAGGATACCCGAAATACCCCTGTAAGGCCCGTAATTGCGTTCTAAGCCACTTCGGCCCTCTACCCTACCCAATATACCACCATGGCAATCCATCGAAGTTTCCCTTGTACGACGCGGGTTTTCGGCGGGTCACTGGTCCGTCCACTCTGCCTCCTCGACTTGGCCCTCAAGAGCCCCACGAGTCTGAGCCGGGAGCTCCCTCGCCTTGACTGACTGGAGCGCGTCGAGGTGCAGGCTACCGATGTTGAGATGGACCTGAGCCGCGGCGTTCTGTTCTCCAAACGTGTCCGGGTCTTTGCGCGCCGCTAGCCACTGCCGGAACTTGGCGCGCCCGGTAACTAAGCCGACCTCGCTCTGGGTAGGTACGCGCCTGATCTCCTCCCCGGTCACGGCGTCCACGTCGATGACCCGGTCGAGGCGCTCGAAGTCGGCCATCGCTTTCTCGACCTCGACTTCCGCCGACATCTTCATCGCGGCGTCCCACATGCGCTTGAATTCGCCGTTCCATTGGTCGAGGTCCCGAAGCATGTAGACGTACCGCCGCGAGCACCCGAGGGCCCCAGCGACCTCGCGGACGGTCATGCCGTCGGCGATCATGTCGCAGACCCACGCGGGCCCGCCCTCGTCGTTAACGCGCTTCACGAGCGCGGCCATGAAGGGTCGTCCGGGCATACCAACATCCTCCTGTGCACGTGGTAACGTCGTCAGTTTACCCGCAGGTCGGTTCCCGGTCATTGGTCGGTGGCACAACTGTCTCGAGAAACAGCCACAACTCCACAACTCCACTCCACTAGCGTGTCAAAACTTTCCCTATAGAAAGCACACTACAAAGCCCCTTACGACCTTCTAACTACCTATAGACTTTTATATCAAATATAAGTGGAGTAATGGAGTACAGAGCTGTAAGCCATTGATTTACAACGATCTAGACCCACTCCACTCGTCAAAAGTGAGTGGAGTTCACTCCACTACTATTGGAGTACCGTGGCCACGGTGGCACATCTCCATCTTGGCACAGCCGTCCCTCGAGTGGAGTACTGGAGCCCTGCTGAACTCCTTTGTAACAGAATTGTAACAGAGTATGCCACGGTGGTCATTGCCACCTTGACACGATTTTTCCCCATAGTATCGTTCACCAGTACTCGACATCCCCCGGCCCGAAGGGCCCCGACAGGAGAACACCATGGCCATTATCCAAGCCGCCCACTACGACGAGACCGTCGCCGCCCTCGCCAATGACCCCATCATCATCGACATGGCGA